ATGAATCCCGCCGAAGTCGAAGAGCGCATCCGCACCCTGATCGAACCGTTCAACAAGAAAGGCGTCTCGATCGAACCGGCAACCACCTTTGCCGGCGACCTTGAGTTCGACAGCCTGACGGTGATGGATTTCGTCGCCGCGATCGAAGATGAATTCGACATCATCATCTCGATGAACCAGCAGGCCGAGATCGAAAACTGGGGCCAGCTCGTCACGGCAGTGCACAAGCTGCAGGATAGCTGATAATGGCAACGTCCATGACAGACGCAATCACCGCACCCGCCACGGTTGACCTGCTGGCGAAGTTCGATCCGATCATCCAGACCCGCGAGACCTTGCTGGCCGCCGGGGTGGAAGACCCGTTCAGTCTGGTGATGGAAGAGGTGCTGTCGCCCACCCGCGCGATCTGCAACGGGCGCGACACGATCCTGCTCGGCACCTATAATTACATGGGCATGACCTTCGATCCCGACGTGATTGCAGCCGGGCAGGCAGCAATGCAGGATTTCGGCGCAGGCACCACCGGCAGCCGCGTGCTGAACGGCACCTTCCGCGATCACCGCGATGTCGAAACGGCCTTGCGCGAATTCTACGACATGGATCACGCGATGGTCTTCTCGACCGGGTATCAGGCCAATCTCGGCATCATTTCGACGCTGGCAGGCAAGGGCGATTACATCATCCTCGACATCGATAGCCACGCATCGATCTGGGATGGCTGCGCGATGGGCAACGCCGAAGTTGTGCCGTTCAAACACAATGACGTCGAAGCGCTGGAAAAGCGGCTCAAGCGCGTGCCCGAAGGCGCGGGCAAGCTGGTGGTGCTGGAAGGCGTCTATTCGATGATGGGCGATGTCGCCCCGTTGAAAGAGATGGTACGCGTCTGCAAGGAAAACGGCGCAACCGTGCTGGTCGACGAAGCGCATTCAATGGGCTTCATCGGCGAACACGGCCGCGGCGTAGCCGAAGAGCAGGGCGTGCTGGACGACGTCGATTTCATCATCGGCACCTTTTCCAAAAGTGTCGGCACGGTCGGCGGTTTCTGCGTGTCGAACCACGCCAAATTCGAAGTCCTGCGGCTGGTGTGCCGCCCCTATGTCTTCACTGCCGCACTGCCGCCTTCAGTGATGGCGAGCAGCGCAACATCGATCCGCAAGCTGATGCACGGCGGGAACAAGCGCGCGCATCTGTGGGAGAACAGCCGCACGCTGCATGGCGGGCTGAAGGCTATGGGCTTCAAGCTCGGCACGGAAACCCCGCAAAGCGCGATTATCGCGGTGATAATGCCCGATCTCGAAAAGGGCGCGATGATGTGGGAGGCGCTTTTAAAGGAAGGCCTCTACGTCAACCTCGCCCGCCCGCCTGCCACCCCCGCGGGCATGACCCTGCTGCGCTGCTCGCTGTGCGCAGAGCACTCGGCAGAGCAGGTGCAGACGATCCTCGGGATGTTCGAGCGGGCCGGCAAGGCCATCGGGATTATCTAGACACTCCCAGCTGCAAGATAACCAATATGGTTATTTATCTTGACATCGTGACGCTCTCTGGTTAGAGATAGGCACAGTCGAGAAATAGCGATTCGCCAGCAAGGCGGCCTTCCCAGCGGAAGTGCCGCCTTTCTGCTGTCTGCGCATGGAGTATTGCCGATGGCGAAGCGTGTCCCTGCGCAAAACAACCCTGCTGACCTGACCCAAGCCGCAACAGATCGGCACTGGCGCAACCGGTTTCTGGATCACCTGGCGGAAAGTTCGAATGTCACCCGTTCGGCAGAGCACGCCGGGATCGAAGTCAGCCGGGTTTACCGCCTGCGCCGCGCCCAACCCGATTTCGCACACCAGTGGCAGACCGCGTTGTGCGAAGGCTATTCGCACCTTGAAATGGAAGTGCTGCGCCGCCTGCGCGAAGGCGATTTCAAAACCGGCGATGGCGAAAAGTTCGATTTCGCCAATGCCATTCGTCTGCTTGCCGCGCACCGCGATACGGCCTCGACAGGCCAGAGCCGTGAACCCGATGTCAGCGCAGCCGAAGTGCGCGCTTCGATCGATCGCAAGATCGAGGAAATCCGGCGGCGGCTCGCCAAGAGCAAACCCGACAGCGCAGCGGCCTGATGGGCGCCCCCTTCGAATGGTTGGCGACCGAACCCGCCACGGTCCGCCGGTTGCTGGTTGAACGGATGTCGCAGCGGGAACGCAACGCATTCAAATACCAGTGGGCCTACACTGCGAGGCCCGAACAGCTGCCGCCGCCGGGCGACTGGCGGGTCTGGCTGATCATGGCCGGGCGCGGGTTCGGCAAAACCCGCACCGGCGCGGAATGGGTGCGAATGGTGGCCGATGCCGATCCGGGAGCGCGTATCGCTCTCGTCTCATCCTCGCTGGCAGAGGCGCGCGCGGTGATGGTGGAGGGCGAAAGCGGTCTGTTGTCGCTTTATCCGGTGGATGATCGTCCGCGCTTCGAGCCTTCGCTGCACCGCGTAAGGTTCAGGAATGGCGCGCAGGCGCAGCTGTTTTCCGCAGCCGAGCCGGAGGCTTTGCGCGGCCCCCAGCACAGCCACGCCTGGTGCGATGAAATCGGCAAGTGGCCGCTAAGCCACGAACGGGCGACGCGGTGCTGGGACAATCTGCTGCTTGGCCTCAGACTGGGCACTGATCCGCGCATCACTGTCACCACCACACCGCGCGCGGTGCCGCTGTTGCAGCGGCTTGTGGCGCAGCAACAGGCAGACGGCGATGTGGCGATCAGCCGCGGATCGACGCGGGATAACGCCGCCCATCTGCCGGATCGATTCCTTGCAGCCATCGCCAGCGAATTCGGCGAAACGCAGCTCGCCCGGCAGGAAATCGACGGCGAACTGCTGCTAGATATCCAGGGCGCGCTCTGGACGCGGATGATGCTGGAGGCTGCGCGGGAACCTGTCGCCGCCAGCGAACATCGCCGTGTGGTGGTGGCGGTCGATCCGCCTGCCGGAACCAACGGCGATGAATGCGGGATCATTGTTGCGAGTTTGGGCGAGGACGGGATCGCACGGGTGCTCGCCGATTGTTCGGTAAAGGATGCAGCGCCAGCAGATTGGGCCACCCGCGTTGCCGATGCGGCGCGTGAATGGAACGCAGACCGCGTGGTGGCCGAAGCCAATCAGGGCGGCGCGATGGTCGAAAGCGTGCTGCGCGCCGCCGATCAATCATTGCCGATCAGGCTGGTGCACGCCAGCCGCGGCAAGGTCGCCCGCGCCGAACCTGTCGCCGCGCTCTATGCCGCCGGGCGCGTGCGCCACGCCGGACAATTTGCGCAGCTGGAAGACCAATTGTGCGGATTGCTGGCCGGCGGAACCTACGCCGGCCCCGGCCGCAGCCCCGACCGCGCCGATGCGCTGGTGTGGGGTCTGAGTGAGCTGATGCTGGGGCGGAACCTGCGCCCCAGCGTGCGGCAAATGTGACCCGTCTTACCCGAGACAAAGGAACTCCGATGGCATTGTTCGAAAATTTCCTCTCCGCCTTCAAGGGCGGGGAGCGCGCCCGTGTGCCTTTGGCGCCGGGGTTGATGCAGGGTTGGTATCCGGCCTTCGAAACCGGCCCGGCTCCGCGAAGTTACGAATACAGCCGCGCTGTCACAGAAGGCTTCCTCGCCAATCCGATCGCCCAGCGGTCTGTGCGCATTGCAGCCGAAAGCATCGGTCAGGCACCGCTTGCCTGTGATGATCCGCAACTTACCGCACTCGTCACCGCCACCAGTGCGGGACAATCGCTGGTCGAAACGCTCGCTGCCAACCTGCTGTTGCACGGCAATGGCTATGTCCAGATCCTGAAAGACGCGAGCGGCACGCCAGTGGAACTGTTCGCGCTGCGGCCTGAACGGGTCAAGGTGGTGACCGGGCCGGATGGCTGGCCCTGCGCCTATGATTACACTGTCAGCGGGCGCACCAGCCGGATCGCGCTGGAAGATGAGGATGGCTGGCCGGGGATCATCGCGATCCGGACGATGCATCCGCTCGACGATCACTGCGGCGCTGGCGCTTTGGAGGCGGCCTGGCAGGCAGTGCTGATCCACAATGCCGCGACCAACTGGAACCGCGCTTTGCTGGAGAATGCGGCGCGGCCATCGGGCGCGCTGGTCTATGAAACCGGCGACGGTGCGGCCCTGGCGCAGGAACAGTTCGATCGGCTGAAGCGCGAACTTGATGTTGCCTTTTCGGGCGCAGCCAATGCCGGGCGGCCCATGTTGCTGGATGGCGGGCTGAAATGGCAAAGCATGGCGCTCAGCCCGGCCGACATGGATTTCGCGACGCTCAAAAGCGCTGCGGCACGTGACATCGCGCTGGCGTTCGGCGTGCCGCCGATGCTGCTCGGCCTGCCGGGAGACAACACCTACGCCAATTACCGCGAAGCCAACCGTGCGCTGTGGCGGCTGACGCTGCTGCCGCTGGCGGAAAAGGTATTTGCCGCACTGCGCGAAGGCCTTGCCCCGTGGTTCCCGGCAGCAAGCTTGCGGATCGATTTCGACCGGGTGCCAGCCCTTTCCGAAGACCGCGAACGGTTGTGGTCGCAAGTCTCCGATGCCGAATTCCTCACCCGCGCCGAAAAGCGCCAGATGCTCGGCCTGCCGGTCGAGGAAGCCTCCGGGGAGAATGCCCAATGAACCGCGAAGACATGCTGGCCAGCCTGATGGCGCAGGCCCGCAGCGAAGGGGCTGAACTGGTCACCCTGCGCGCGATTATCGAGGAAGCCAGCGTGCTGGCCGCCGACCGCGTGCTGGATCGGCTCGGCCTCGGCGATCCCCATGCCGAGGATGATCTGGGCGAGCTTCGCGAACTGCTGAAAGCCTGGCGCGATGCCAAGACCAGTGCATGGAAGGCGTTTGTCGACTGGCTGATCCGCGGCGCGCTGGCGTTGCTGCTGATCGGCATCGCAGTGCGGCTTGGCGCGTGGGATTTGCTGTGAACGCGCCGCTTTCTTCCCGCTTCGCCGGATACGCCGCGCTGTTCGACGTGGCCGATGCGGGCCGCGACACCATCCGGCGCGGAGCCTTTGCCCGCACGCTCGCAGAACGCCGCACCCCGCTGCCGCTCTACTGGCAGCACCGGCCCGATCAACCCATCGGCGTGATCGAACATATCGCCGAGGATGCACGCGGTCTGCGCGTGATTGCGCGGATCGACCGGCCCGACAGCCGGGCGGCTGCGATGCTCGCAGCGGGCACCGTCAACGGCCTCAGCTTCGGCTTCCGCACCCGCGCTGCCCGCCAGTCGCCAGCGGGCCGGGAGCTACTGGAAGTTGACCTGTTCGAGGTCAGCCTTGTCACCCACCCGCTCCAGCACGGTGCACGGGTGCATTTCGTGAACTGAGGCGCCCTGCCCCTCCAACCACTTTCCACCGGCCGCCACTGGGGCGGCCTTTTTTCTGCCCAACCGAAAGGCCACTGCCCCATGGAAAATACCACCACTGCCATCGCCCCCACCGATCCGATCGACGCGAGCTTCGACATTGTTGCCCGGCAGGATCAGGCCGATGCTGCCATTGCCGGACTGCGCAGCGATGTTGACGAGGTGAAATCGCGCCTCGACAAGGTGGCACGTGCCGCCGCGCGTCCGGTGATCGGCACCACGCCCGGCACCGATACGGCCGAAGTGAAAGGCTTCGTCGATGGCTACCTGCGCCGCGGCCGCGAAACCGAACTGAAGTCGATCAGTGGGGCGGCGCCGGGTGATGGCGGCTATGCCGTGCCGCGCCAGATCGATGCCATGATCGCATCGACCCTTGCCGACATCAGCCCGATCCGCGCCATCGCCCAGGTGGTGCAGACTGGCACCTCAGGCTATCGCAAGCTGGTCGCCACCGGCGGCGTTGCCTCCGGCTGGGTCAGCGAAGTTGCCCCGCGCCCTGAAACCGGAACGCCGCAGTTTGCCGAAATCGCGCCGCCATCGGGCGATCTCTATGCCAACCCGGCAGCCAGCCAGGGGATGCTGGATGATGCCGCCTTCGATCTGGAAAGCTGGCTCGCCAGCGAAATCGCGCTTGAATTTGCCCGCGCCGAAGGCACCGCCTTCGTTGGCGGCACCGGCGTGGGGCAGCCCGAAGGTTTCCTGACCGCCGCCACCAGCACCGCCGAAGACGGTGTGCGCGCCTTTGGCACGGTGCAGTATATCGGATCGGGCAGTGCGACCGGCTTCAACGCCGCGCCCGATGCCAAGCTGATCGACCTGATCCACTCGCTGAAGTCCGGTCATCGGCAGGGGGCGGTATTCGTGATGAATTCATCCACCTTGGCTGCGGTGCGCAAGCTCAAGACCGCCGATGGCGCGTTCCTGTGGCAGCCGGGGATGGTCGAAGGTCAGCCAAACCGCCTGCTCGGCTATCCGGTGATCGAGGCCGAGGACATGCCCGATGCGGTGGGCGGCGCTTTCCCGATCGCCTTCGGCAACTTCCGCCACGGCTATCTGATTGCCGAAAGCGGCGCGACCCGGATCCTGCGCGACCCCTTCACCAACAAGCCCTTCGTGCACTTCTACGCCACCAAGCGGATTGGCGGCAAGGTGCTCGATTCCAACGCGATCAAGCTGCTGAAGATCGAAGCCTAGGCCGCTGCCAGCGCCTGATGCCTCAGCATCCAAAGGCGCTGGCAAAGCCGCCCTGGCTTCGCTCCCCGGCACGGTCGAGCCCGCCCCTCAGCTCCCGTGCCGGTATCTCGCGCCCGCATCGTCCAAGGCACCTCTCCTGCCTGCCCGGCGATGCGGGCGCACCCTTGTGGGCAATCATTTTCAAGGAGAACCCGCGATGGAGCGGACTATCGTGCAGCCCCCGGTGCCAAGCATCGCTGCCCTGGCGGAGCTGAAGCACTGGCTCGGGATCAGCCGCGCAGATGACGACGCCACCCTTGCCGGGTTGCTTGATGCCAGCCTGTCCCTGTGCGAGGCCTTTACCGGCAAGACTCCGCTGGTGCAGACGGTAGAAGAAGTCATCCCGCTGCGCGCCGGATGGCAGGAACTGGTCTCACGGCCGGTGCGCACCGTCACCGGCGTGGCAGTGATCGCCGCCGATGGCACCCGAACAGCGCTGACGCCGCCGGATGGCGTGATCGAATGGCGCATTGCGGGCAATGCCTGCGTGCAGCTGATCGGCCCAGTAATCAGCACAGTGACAGGGCAAAGCCTTGCCGTGCAACTGGTCACCGGGATCGCCGAGGATTGGGACACACTGCCTGCTCCGCTGCGTCACGGCGTTATCCGCCTTGCCGCGCATCATTACCGCGACCGCGACAATAAGGTGGGCGCCGTGCCGCCTGCCAGCGTCTCTGCCCTGTGGCGGCCATGGCGCAGCCTGAGGCTGACATGATCAGCGCCAACAGCAACGCCGAACGGCTGGTGCTGCGTCTGCGCGCAGCGGCCGAACGGATGGCAGGGCGCCACGCCGCCGCAACGCGCCATGATCGCCGCAGGGGAGGTGTCGATTGGCATTCCGCCAGCGCGCTCTGGCCTGGATTCACCGACGATAGCACGAGGATCTGACCGCCATGGAAAACGACCTGCGCGCCGCCCTCATCGCATGGCTGCGCGGCGATCCTGCTCTCGCCGGGATCAACAGCATCGAAGAAGAGGCACCGCTATCGTCCAGCCCGCCGTGGCTCGGCATTGCTGCCAGCGCTTCGATCGACTGGGGCACCAAAGACCGGCGGGGCCGCGAAACGCGCATCGCGCTCGAACTGGAAACCCGCACTGATCTGGCCGCTGCCGATGTGCCGCTGCTGGCCGCGATCGAACGCCGGGTGCTGAGCCTGCCGCCGTTCCACCCCGGCTTCGAACTCGCATCGATCCGGTTTCTGCGGTCGCGCAGCGAAGCCCGCGCCGACAATCGCCGCGGCGCCCTGATCGAATACCGCTTCCGCATTCTCGAAACTGCTTAAGGAGTAAGCCCTCATGCCTGCACAATCCGGCGCCGCCTTCCTGCTGAAAATCGCTGACGGGGCCACGCCCCCTGCTTACCAGACCGTTGCCGGTTTGCGCACCACGCAGATGTCGATCAATGGCGATACGGTGGTTGTGACCCACAAGGAATCGGGCGGTTGGCGCGATCTGCTCTCGGGCGCGGGCACGCGCTCGGTCTCGGTCAGCGCGACAGGCATCTTCCTTGGCAGCGCGGCCGAAAGCGCGGTGCGGGGTCATGCGCTTGCCGGAACGCTCGATACCTACGAATTGTCGTTTGAAGATGGCGAAAGGCTGCGCGGGCAGTTCCTTGTGCAGCGGCTGGACTACGCCGGCGATTTCAACGGGGAGCGCAATTATACGCTACAGCTCGAAAGCTCCGGACCGGTTGTCCCGGCATGACCGCTGCGGCCAATCCCCTGCGCGGTGAAAGCGGGCTGCAAGTGGCGGGTGTGACCTATGTTCTGCGCCCGACGTTCGAAAGCCTCGTGCTGGCCGAAGCGGAACTGGGATCGCTGTTCGCATTGGTCGAACGTGCGGCACAAGGCGGCTTGACGCTGACCGAGATGATAACCCTGCTGTGGCATAGCCTTCCGGGCGAAACCCGCCCTGATCGCGCTGCGGTTGGTCAGGCACTGCTGGCGATGGGGCTGGTCGCCGCAACCCAGCCGGTGCGCGCGGTGCTGGCGCAGGTGCTGCAAGGCGAGCTGTGACCACCACCTTTGCGGCCTGCGCACCCCGCTGGTGCAGCCTGTCAGCGCGCCTGCTCGGCTGGCGTCCTGCCGAGTTCTGGGGCGCCACCCCGGCCGAATTGCTGATGGCCGTGTCAGAACCCCTCGATCCCTCCACCCCTACCCCACCCAGCCGCGAGCTGATCGCCCGCCTGATGGAGCGTGACACCCATGAATGACACTTTCGACGAACTGGTGATCGACGTGCGCGCCCGCACCGATGGCTTTGCCACTGACCTTGAAACAATGCGCCGGTCGCTCGACACCTCGTTGCTCGACGGGTTCGGGCGGGCAGGCAATGTGCTCGAAAACGGTCTGCTCTCGGCGCTGCGGCGCGGCAGTCTGGGGTTTGACGACCTGAAACGCGTCGCCTTCAGGGCGCTGGACGAGATTGCCGCTCAGGCGCTGCAATCGGGGATCGGCAACCTGTTCGGTGGAGCGAGCGGCGGAGGCGGCGGGCTTGGCGGTCTGATCGGTCAATCGCTCGGCGCGCTGCTGGGCTTGCCGGGCCGCGCAACCGGGGGGCCTGTGTCGCCGGGGCGTGCCTTTCTGGTCGGAGAACGCGGGCCGGAAGTGTTCGTGCCAACCGCATCCGGCCGGATTGAAACCGGCAATCGCGCCGGCAGCAGCGATGTGCGGGTGGCGATCCAGCTGGCGGTGCCCCGCGGAATGGCCGCCCCCACCGCAATGCAACGCTCATCCCGGCAGATAGCTAGCGCCGTGCGCCGCTCTCTGCAACAGGTCTGATCGGGGAATAGACATGGCATTCTGGCTCGCCCGCGAACGCCGCGCGCAGGAAAGCAGCTTTATCCAGCGGTTCGATCCGCGCTTCTGGACGGTCAATTTCCCCCGGCCTGCGATGGCTTCGGTGGTCACCACCGGCCCGGCGTCGATGCGGGTGGATCTTGAGCTTCACAATGCGGGCGAGCTGGTCGGGCTGATCTGGGAAAGTGCCGACACACTCGATCACCCGCTGCTGGCCTACGAGACCGATCGTGATTATTCGCACACCACGCTCAGCTTCCGCTGGCAGTCCGAAGGCGTCATCGCGCTGGATCTGCCCAATGGGCCGACGCTGACGATCGAAGGGCGCGATGCCAGCGGCGCGGCGCGGACATGGTTTGTGCGATTGTGGAACTATGCGCAGGGGACACCAACCGATGCACGGATTGTGTTGCCGTTTTCCCAGCTTCAGGCAGGGTTCGGCCTGCCAGGGGAACCGATCCATCCCGGCGATATCGACCGCATGTTCATCTCGCTGGTTGCGCCCGGTCACATACCCGGCAGCACTGCGCCGCTGGCTGCACGGTTCAACGGTTCGGTCGTCATCTCCGATATGCTGGCCGATGGCGCGCGGGCGATGCTGGAAGTGGGCGACGTGCTGCTGCCGCCGCATGGCGAACGGATGGCGACGGCCTTTGACGATGCCTACAACCAGACCCCGGCCCGGCTGCTGCGGACAGTAATCGGCCTCGGCTACCGCGACGACATTGTCCATTACGTCGGTATGAGCCACTTCATGCGGCTGGCGCGGCAACCTGATGGCGGGCTGAAAGCCTCGGCAGCAGGGCAGTTGTGTACGCCGGCGATGGCGTGGCACCGCAACCTCTTCGAACTGGCTGTGACCAGCGACCTCGAAGTCATCGCCTCGCTGTCTTACGAGTTGTTCGATGCCTATTGCCCGGAAAGCTGGAAGCAGCGCACCGCCAGCGGCAGTCCGGCGCTGACGGGATGGGTACCGCCATCCACACTTCTCTCGCCTGCCAACAATGCGGCGATGACTTGGTTGGCCGATATCGCGTCGATCTTCGTTGGCTTGCTCGACGACGCGGCCCTGCCGGTGCGGTTCCAGATCGGAGAGCCGTGGTGGTGGGTAACGGCAACCGGCGAAATCTGTCTTTATGATGATGCAGCCAAGGCAGCGTTTGGTGGCAACCCGCCCACAATCAACGATGTCGGCGGATCGCTCTCCTCTGCCGAGACGGCACTGCTGGATGCCGCAGGCGCTTTGCTGGCGCAGTCTACCGCAGATCTGACCAGTGCCGTTCGCAATGCCGCATCCGGCGATGCGCAGGTGCTGCTGCTCGCCTTCACACCGACCATTCTCGATCCCGCCCGGCCCGAACTTTACCGTGCCAACATGCCGATCGGCTGGGCTGCTCCGGCGTTCGACCGGCTGCAGCTGGAGGATTACGACTGGCTCACCAGCGGCGCAGATGCAGCGCGGCGGGCAGCCTATACCTTTACCGATGCGTGGCTCGGCTATCCGCTGGCCGATCAGGATTACCTCGCCGGCTTCGTGCTCGATCCTGCGGACGCCGAATTGTACTGGCTGCGGATCGACAACGGGTTGGACGAAGCCGCCGCGCGGACAGTCTCGCGCCGCTATGTCTGGGCGCTGCCGCAGGTCAATCGCGACGGCTACACCCGCCTCGCCCCACCCCCGGAGCAAGCCATGGATTCCTTCGATAACGTGCTTTATCCCTTTGCCCTGGGCCGCAATGCCTCGGTCGCGCCGGAGTTTTCCACGTCGATTGCGGTTACTGCCTCAGGCCATGAACGTCGCAACTCGCTGTGGTCGGATGCAAGGCTGCACTTCGATGTCGGCGCAGGCATCCGGTCAGAAGCGGAACTGTCCGATCTGGTCGCCTTCTTCCGGGCCCGGCGCGGCCCCGCGCGGGGGTTCCGTCTCATGGACCCCTTCGATCACAGCTCGAACGGGATGACGGGCGCGCCGACCATGCTCGATCAGCTGATCGGGACAGGCGACGGCTTGCGCGCGGATTTCCAGCTGACCAAGGCCTATGGCCCGGCCGAACCGCAAATGCGGCCAATCACCCGTCCACGACCTGAAAGCCTGTTAGTCAGTGTGGGCGGTGCGGCCACCACCGCCTGGACGCTGACCGAGAAAGGCGTACTGCGCTTGCTCGCCGCCCCGCCAGCCGGCGCCGAGGTGCGGGCGGGCTTCCTGTTCGATGTTCCGGTGCGCTTTGCCGAAGACCGGCTCGATATCTCGGCTGTCAACTTCGCCGCCGGGGAAGCGCCATCAATCCCGTTGATCGAGCTGCGGGAAACCGCGTGATGCGGGTTTTCTTCGACCGCGAACTCGATAGCGTTGCGACATTCTGGCGGATTTATCGCCGTGACGGCGCTGCGCTGGCGTTTACCAGCCATGACCGCGATCTGGTATTCGGCGGCCTTGCCCACCGCTCCGCACCCGGCATGATCCCTGCCGCCATTCGCCTGACCGCGGAACTCGGCAATGACAGCGCCGAGGCGCAGGGCGCGCTCCACCACGATTCCATCCGGGAAGACGAACTTGCTGCCGGGCTGTTCGATGACGCTGCCATCGAAATCGGGGTGGTCGATTGGGAAACGCTTGATCACCATACCCTTTATACCGGGCAAATAGGCCGGATCGAGGATGACCAGTCGCAATTCGCGGCGGAACTACGATCAAGCAAGACCATGCTGGAGCAGGACCTCGTCCCACGCACCAGCCCGACTTGCCGCGCCGAGTTTTGCGGGCGTGGCTGCGGACTTTCGGCGCCGCGCTTCACATCCACCCGTGCGCTTGCCGAAATTGATCTCGAAGCGAACCGAGTGCGCTTTCCCGGCAGTATGGGCGCAAACTACATTGATGGCCGGGTGCGGTTCCTGGCTGGCCCGCAGACCGGGTTGGCTTTCGGAATCATCGATGTAGTCGATGGATGGCTGTTGCTTGACCGCCCGCTGGCAGAAGGCACAGTGCCAGGCACCCGCGCAGAAGTGCGCGAGGGCTGTGATCATACCGTCGCGACATGCTCGGGACGCTTCGGCAACGCTATCAACTTTCGCGGCGAGCCGTTTCTGCCCGGCAATGACCTGCTCTCGCGATATGGTCAGCCATGAACGACGTGGCCCGGCCTGATAGTGGCGCGAACCTCGCCATGGCTGCCGCTGGCTTCATCGGCTGCCCTTTCCGCCTGCAAGGGCGCGACCCTGCACATGGGCTCGACTGCGTCGGATTGGTGGCTGTTTCGCTGGCTGCGGCCGGAATCAGCCCGAAGTCGCCATCGGGCTACGGTCTGCGCAACCTGTTCGTGGGCCAATGGCTGCATTTTGCAGCGGCATCCGGCCTCGCGCCCTCCCCCGGCCCGATCCGCACAGGCGATGTGGTGTTGATGGCGCTTGGCCACGGCCAGCATCATCTGGTGATCGCGGAATCCGGATCCAGCGTCATTCACGCCCATGCCGGACTGGGGAAGGTCGTGCGGCAACCGCTCGATCCACAATGGCGCGTGGTCGCCAAGTGGCACGCCGCGCCGCAAAAAGGGGATTAACACCATGGCGACTTTGCTGCTTACCGCGATCGGTACTGCCATCGGCGGCCCGATTGGCGGGTCGATAGGTGCCCTGATCGGCCAGCAAGCCGATAGGCAGATTTTTGGCGGCGGAATCCGGCAGGGGCCACGCCTGCGCGAGTTGGCGATCAGCACCTCAAGCTATGGCCAGCCAATCGCCCGCCATTTCGGACGAATGCGTGTTCCCGGCTCGGTTATCTGGTCTACTGACCTGATTGAAAGCAAACGCAAGGACAAGGGGCGCAAGGGCCAGCCTTCGACCGTGGCCTATTCCTATTCGGCGTCCTTCGCGGTGGCGCTTTCCAGCACCCCGCTGGCCCGGCTCGGGCGCATCTGGGCTGATGGCAACCTGCTGCGCGGTGCGCAAGGTGATCTGAAGGTGGGGGGGCGGCTGCGGTTCTATAGCGGCTTTGGTGATGATCCGGTCGATCCGCTGATTGCCGCCGCCAAAGGTGATGCAGCCCCGGCTTTCCGCGATTGCGCTTATGCTGTGTTCGAAAGTCTCGAACTGGCAGACTATGGCAATCGCATTCCCGCGCTGAGTTTCGAAATCTTCGCAGATGGCAGTGACAATGCGGTGTCGCTGGCAGGGTTGGTGCCGGGCGCAGCACCTTCGGCCATTCCGCTGGATTTGCCGCATGCGCTGGGCTTCGCAGACGAGGGCGGGGCGCTGGCCAGCACGCTTGCGGCGATCGATCAGGTGATTCCGCTGGTCTGCACCTCCGGGCCGGATGGGCTGACGATCGCGTCGCGCGCAGCGCCTGCAGGCGTGCCGGTGACCCTGCCTCCGCAACTGGGCAAAAGCGAAGCTGGGTCCGAAGAGCCCCGGCACAAGCAGCGCGCCGGCACCCCCACGCGCAGACCAGCCGCCTTGCGCTATTACGATGACGAGCGGGATTATCAGCCCGGAGTGCAGCGCGCGGTCGGCGCACAAAAATCGGGCCGCGAACTGATGATCGATCTGCCCGCCACCATGTCGGCAAGCGGCGCTCGCAAACTCGCGACAGACACCGCCAATCGCGCGCGCTGGCAGCACGAGACGGTCACCTGGCGTGTGGGTGAGCTTGATCCGCGCCTGAACCCGGGCTGCGTCGTCCGGCTGCCAGCCTCGCCCGGACTCTGGCTGATCATGGGGTGGGAATGGCACGACCGCGGGATCGAACTGGAGCTGGAAAGGCTCGCGCCAAGTGCCAGCGTGCCTCAAATGAGCGATCCGGGCGAATCCTTGCCGCCAACCGATCTTGTCATTCCCGAAACGCGGTTGATCGCCATGGAAATCCCGCCTGACGCCAATGCCAATCCGGCGACCCCGCTTATCTTTGCTGCTGCTTCGGCTGAAAATAGGGCCTGGCGGGGTGCAGCCCTATATGCCCTGCAGAACAATGCACTGGTCGATCTCGGCGAAACCGGATCACGCCGTGCGATCATCGGCACCCTTTCGGAGCCCTTGGCACCTTCGCCTGCCTTGTTGTTCGAAGCCGGGGCGAGTGTCGCGGTTGAACTCGTCGCCGACGATCTCGATCTGTCCGATTCCGACATCACTGGTCTGGCCGCAGGAGCCAACCGGATGATGATTGGCAGCGAGGTGATCCAGTTTGCGCGGGCGGTTCCGCTTGGCGGACGGGTGTGGCAGTTATCAGGGTTGCTGCGAGGGCGTGGCGGCACTGAACAGGCCGCAGCGGCTGGCCACCCGGCACAGACGCCGGCCGTCCTGTTGGACGCAAGTCTGGTCGCGCTTGACCCCGCTCTTGCACCGCCCTTGGCAACAACCCGGATCGCGGCCATCGGAATAAACGACACCGATCCTGTCATCGCGCCCCTTGCGAACGCCGGCCTTTCGCGGCGACCACTGTTTCCGGTACACCCGCGCAAGCGGATCGCGCCCGATGGTGCGGCACTCTTCAGCTGGACACGGCGCGCCCGCGGACAATGGGGCTGGGACGATGCCGTCGATGTCCCGCTGGTGGAAGAGCGCGAGCTCTACCTTGCCGGCTATGGCCCCGAACCGGCCCCCAATGTCACATGGACGCTGTCCGAGCCTAGTCTGCGTCTGACGCAAGCCGAGCTGGAAGCACTTCCGTCAGTGCACGGACCCGGCAACCTCTGGGTCAAACAGATCGGCACCTACGGTCTGTCCCCGGCGCTGAGAATTGCATCGCTTTCATGA